TTACCATAGTGTCTCCTTCCCATATACCAGTCTCCAGGTTCGTAGTTCCAACGTTTACCATGGTGACCTCTAAAGTCCGCATACCACATTCGAAGTCTAACGATTATTTTTATCAGTGGTCTGATCATAATAATCCTTTATTTCGATATTGTTTTATTTGATCTTCAATTTGAGAAACTAAACGTCGGTTATCATCTTTAGTTTCTTTTAATTGTGTTTTTAAATAACCAACTTCATAACGCAACTCATGAAGTTCATCTTCTAATTTATCTACATGCTTATGTAGAAATTCATTTCTTTGTTTCTCGATTCGAAGTTGTTCTTCGAGATCGTTCGGTCCTTTGTCCGACATGTTTAACTCCTTTCTTATTGTAGACAGGATGATAACTTTTATCATTCTGCATTTTAGCAATGAGCGCCGCTAATTCTTCACAATCTTTATGACTCATCATTGTAGTCTCCTTGCTGTTTTAGCTAATAAAGAATTAACTTCATCTTCAGTTATTTCTACTTCCCCTGAGGAATTACATTTAGCACATTGAATAGTAATTTTTTCGTTTTCATCAGCATCTTTCCAAATGCGTCGATAACCATTACCATTACATCTAGGACAAATTAATTTTCCTGACATTCAAATCCTGCCATTTCTGTAAATAATTTTAACTTTGGATTTTTAGCCATAATTATTTTATCAATTAATGTTACTGCTTTATGAGCCACTTGGTTAGCTGATGGTTCCGATAACTTTGACGAAGTTTGCAGCCACCTTATAACCTTGTACTTTTGTTGCCAGTTCATCTTTTTTCCTTTCTAATTGTTTTGCTTTGTAACAGATATACTCAGGATTATATCCTGCCTTTTCACATACTTCAAGAAAATCTGGATTGTTTAGGTTAATCCATCTTCTAGCTTTTGCTTTTTCAGTGATAGTTAAAGGCACACCTTGATACCAGTTTGTGCAGGCTTCATAAATAGCCTGGGATAAAACTGCTTTCCAAAGTTTTTGTTCTGCTGTTAGATTAGTTTCAGCAATAAAAGGTAATTCTTTTACATTACCAAAATTACTTCTTGTCCAACTTGCCATTTAACTTTCTTGCTTTCTCTGTCACTAATGTTTTTACAACTTGACTACGACTTAACTTAACATCTTCTTTAAGTTTAGTTTGTAGTTTTGTTATAACTGCATAACACTCTTTATCGACGGTTATGTTTTTATACTTGCTAAAGTCTGTCATATACTTTATCCTTTCATTTAGTTTTATATATTTAATATAGGACATTAACTCAATTTATACAAGAGGTCAAGTGAAATTTTTTCTTACAATTCAGGTTTGTTCAGCCCTAATTGGACAGTGCATGAACCCAATGCAATTAAATCAACCTTTTAATTCGCATTATGAGTGTATGCATGCAGGTGCTTTGAATATGATTGAATTAAGCCAAAATATGGGTAGTGACTATGTTAACGAGAAAAAAATCATTATTAAATTCACGTGTACTGAGCAAAATTTTAGTTAGGTAAATTGTTAGAGCAAACGTAGCCAACCACAATATGGTCTTGATAAGTGTGATAAGTTCTTTTCTCTCTACCAATTTTCCAAACGTATTCTTTTTCTTCAACATTTTGTTTAAACCAAGTATCACATGAAACACCATTCGTTTCAATGGTTAGCATCTTACCATTATTGGTTAATAACATAATAGTTATTATAAATTCATACGCTATTTGTCTTATCATTTTCCTTGGCCAATATACTTCTTTCTTCTTGGTACTCTTTTATTAAACTTCTTATTGTGTCTTCCTGGACGTTTTTTAGGTGTCCTTTTATGAAAGATTACACTACCTATACTAGACTTCTTCTTGGCCATTTGGGTCTATTAGACTCATTTTGGTATTCTTGTCAACCTTCATGTATTTAATAACACCATTAACCTTTTGCTCTAGTTCCTCGCCACACGCTACACACTTAAAGATATTCGTATCTATATTTATTAACGCCGTCATATTGTGACATTCAGGGCAGTCGCCAGTGACCACCATTTCATTAAATATCTTTCTAAAATAATTATTTACCACGGTTTATAAACTACCTTACCGTCTTCTCGGTATGCGTGTAAACACATGTTTCTATTATCGTTTGTTGAATAACAACAATGGACCCACCCTGACGACGGTTCGCCTTTTTTGTAAAATTCAAGTATAAGCTGGTCAAATTCTAGGTTCGATTTGATCCACGTCGCTAGATGCTCGTTATCAATTCCTGGTACTTCGAAATCCGCAGCTGCACAACCATTGTCCGCCACATGGTGACTGTTGACACTGCTACCAATTTCTATGCACAGTTGTGCGCAACGAAATCCTGATGAGATAATTAAGGGTTTATCAAAGTGTGATCTAATTGGTTGTAATACATTTACAGCCAATGCTTTTAAATTTTCTATTTGCTGTGGTGAAGGTAAATTATTGATGCCCTTACGTTCAGCAACCTGGCTTTTGGTAAGTTCGTCCAAGGTTATGTTAGCCGTCAATTTCATTTGTAGTTTAATATTCCATCAGAGATATCAGTTAAACCTGTTTCTCTATTTAAATATTTATATTCTATCTTACTTAAATCAAAATCTTTTGCAATCTTTCTACAAATATTATTTTCATCAAATTCACCACAAGAATACACGTCAAATTGCATTAAAGCTGGATGAGGTTCATCCCAAACGTGCATGACAATGTGTGAAGTTTCAATAATAGCTGCTACTGTCAAACCACGATTACCAGGAAAATCTAAATATTTAGCATAAGGTCCCATTAATACTTTCATACCAATACTATTAACAAATTCATTCATCCAATTAACCATTTCTTCTTCAGATTTAGGCGGACGTTTAGATTCAGCACGAATAATTAAATGTTTATGTACTAATAGATTTGTTTTCATAATTTTGTGCCGTGATATATCATTATCGCCATTAAAACAATAGCGAGCAAAGTTTGCACAGGAAAAGCTAATTCTGTCATTCTATTATTTAGGTCCAATAATCTTTTTAATTGATTTTGAACCATCGACGTTCGACTCTAGTATCACCTCTACCTTCCCGCAGCGAAAATCTATATGAGGTTTATTTTGTGATTGTCTCATGGACTCACGTCTGTGTTTTAAACAGTCAGAGGTTGTGTCCTGGATACGATGTTCTTTAAGTTCACCGTTGACAAACATACACAAAGCGATCACAACACTTACTGGATCCATTTATTTTTCTCCACTCACATTCTGAATATTCTTGATTATAATCATATTCTTGAAATTGTCCTTCACTTACTATGTCCATTACCATTACTAAACTTAATTTCTCTATTGGAGTCTTTCAATTTTTCAATATCAATCATCATCTTATTAAGTTGCTTTTCCATAAACTCAATTCTTAATTTATTACTTGTATTCATTTCCTGATTCTTGGTTAATTTTTCAACTTGCTTATATAAATCTTCGATAAGCATAAATTGTTGTCCATCATCCGGAAGCGATCCTAAAAGTCCCCGCGGCCATTTTATTCTAAAGTCTGTATTTAACTCTAGATCTTTTTCCATTAATTCTAGTCTTGTATCATGTTTATTAATTTGTTCTACAATACCAAAGTAACCCCATACGCCAAGTGCTACTATAGCAATCAGACTGACAACAGTCTTCATTGGCATCTGTACCGCTTGATCTTCGCCGATTTTTAAGGCCATAAACTATTTGTAAAAGCCTTTAAAAACCCAATCAGTAAATTTTTTCCACTGAGCTTTAACCCAGTCAATACATTTTTTAATCATTTTTTTTCTCCTCAATTTCGTAAAAGAAGTTGTCCGTATCTTCGGTTCTCCATTTACGTGTATCTTCAACATTCCATTCTGAAGTCTGCACTTTCCAATCAGGAACATTATCTTTTACTGTAAAAGAAGGTATGTCCCATAAGATTCGATTGTTTGGTTGTGCTGCATAATTGCCATCATCTAAGGCCATTATGTGAGCGCACTTGTGTTCGTGCGGAATTTCAGAATGATCTGTGTCAAGAATATTACTCTCTGGATGGGCAAAGTCAACGGTAAATAAATAGGCGCCTGAGTGCCATTTTTTATCTTTGCCTATGTACTTACCTGATTGACCGTCTAGTAGGTCGAAAGCATGCACACTAGGATAATAACTAAAACAATTCCATAACTCCAACTCATCAAGTCGACGTTTAGGAACTTTTTCTGGGTCAAATCCTCTTTGAATAAACGCAGAGATTGGCAAACGGTAAAATACAGCCCCATTTTCCATGATTGCATGAAAAAGTATTGGACGCCCTGTAATACATGTAAGACCAAAGATAATACAATCTTCAACTTCGCCGTGATGTTTTTTAAGATCGTATAAATATTCTCTACGAATTTGACAATATATGGGTGGTGTGTTCGCATTTAAATAGGCCATTACTATCCATTAATTTCCCCCCAAGTTGCACCATATTCAGCATCAACTTTATTAGGTATTTTTAAACTAACAGCATTCTCCATAATATCAACAATTTTTTTCCCTTGTTCTTCAGACTCAACCGAGACATCTAATTCATCATGAATTTGTATGTGTGGCACAATACCTTCATTGTATAAATCTAACATTGCTTTCTTAGTCATATCAGCTGCTGAACCTTGAATTAATTTATTTAAGGCTTTGTAAGTAAAAGCTCTTTTAATTCTACCTCGACCATAAGTTCTTTCAGCTTCTTCAAACTCCATAGGTTTATGCATACCAAAAGTATTAGGTTCCCATTTGTTAAAACGACAACGTCGACCTAATAAAGTACCAATCGATCCTGACATTTGTGCTTGATTAGAAGTTTTATTCATTAAGTCTCTAACAAAAGGCACGTTTTCATGATATTGATTAAATAAATTCTCAGCTTCTGCTTTAGTATTTAAACCTAATTCTGCTTGTAGTTTTGCTTTACCCATACCATAGAACAATCCTAAATTAATTGTTTTAGCTTGTGATCTAGATATGTTAGCCATGTCTGCTACGGTTTGGTGAAAGTCTACAGAATCATCTTTAAATTTTTCTACAATATCGGTTACCGATTGATCAAAACAAATAGGTTCTGTTGTAGCTGCATAATGTACAACTAGTCTTGGTTCTTGTTGAGAGTAATCAAAACAACCCCATTTGTGATTTAATTCTGGTAAAAATAAAGATCTAATCATCGGTCCTAAATCTTTATTTCTGGCTGGTATTTGTTGTAAGTTTGGATTAGAATAACTAAAACGACCGGTAACTGTACCACCCGTATCAGATTTAATTGGATTAATATCCGCATGAATCCTACCTTTAAATTGATGTTTTAAAATTGTATCAATAAAAGTAGTATGTGCCTTGTTTATTTCCCTGGCTTTTGCTATCTTTTTAACTAAAGGATGTTCATGTTGGGAAAGGAAATTTTTAGTAAATGAAGGTGACCCCGTTTTCTCGGTTCTGGCGTAAGACAAAGACAATTTGTCAAACACTTTGGCAATGGATCTTGCTGCCCATATTTGAGGCTCTATGCCTGTATCTTTTTTCACTGCTAGCAATAACTCTTCTTCTTGTTTACACAATAGTTGCTTCATTTTATGGGCTCGTTCAACGTCAACTCGAACGCCTTTAAATTTCATATCTATTAAACAAGGAAATAAATTTGTTTCTAATTCAAAAATATTAAAAAGATGTTGTTTATCTATTTCTCTAGATAAAACTTTAAATAATTCTAAAGTTAGTTCAGCATCTCTTTCTGCATAATTACCAACAAACATCGCTGGTAGTTTGTACATTTCTTTTTTAGGATCAATACCAAAAGAATCTGCTGCTTCTTTCAAAGCTTTCTCATCTTTAACTTCACCTAAATAATCAAATGAAACACTATTTAAACTGTACCATAATCTGTTTTCATCAATTAAAGAAGCCATAACCATAGTATCAACAATAGCTCCATTAATTTTTATACCATAAGCTTTTAACCAACAGACATCATACATGGCATTGTGAAATATTTTAGTGGCATTAGTATTACAGACTTCTTGAACCCATTTTAAAACAACTTTTTTATCAAGATTCCCACCACCTTCGTGTGCAATAGGATAATAACCAGACCAACCTTCAACAGCGACTGCAATACCGACAATCTCACCATGACCTTTAATAGCTCCTGATCCTTTAGATTTTAAATCAACATCTTTAGTTTCTAAGTCAATCGCAATGTATTTTGCCTGACTTAAATCAGGAAAATTTTCTGGACAATTCCATTCTGTTTGTGCTTTAAAAATCATAGTCTCTCCAATAAAATATTTTCATGAGATGTTGGTCTAATTGTATTAGCTATTTTATATTCTTGTTGCTGTAATTTATAAGCAATATATTTTTGATAGTCTGGTAAATAAGCATCATCAATCATTAATTTACCACCAGGTTTTAATGTTTTTGTTGACCAATCAATATCAAAATAGAAATCAGCAATACCATGACCTCCATCAACATGAATAAAATCTATCTCTTGGGCTAATGTTGTTTTTTTTAAAACTTGCTGACTTGAACCTCCAATAAAACTAAAACGTGGATAAAAATATTTAAACATAAACTTGGCACATTTAACTGTGTAAGGATACATACAAATATCAATGGAAGTTAAATATAGTTTAGGATTTGCTAACAGCATAATAGCAGCACTGTGACCAGCATTGAAGCCAATCTCTAGAGCATGTTCTCGATCAGTGATTGCTTCTCTTAAATATTGTCTTTTCCATGAACGTTCTTTAACTGGAATAGACTTTTCGTTAAGAATAGTTTGATGTTTAAAACAATAATTACCTTCCACAGGACCATTAACTATTTTATTTAATTTAGAAATTAGTTTTAATTCTTTTGGATGAAGTGTTTCTTCACACATAGGAATATTTTTAGGATAAAAATCATTATAGTTAACAAAGTTTGTATCAGGCATAATCTCTTTCCAATATCATTTCTAAATAATGAATTGCTTTTTTAATGTCTTCTTCTTTTCCTTTCGTCCGGTGTCTACAAATATATTTAATAGCATTACCTTCTGCGAAAAGCAACTTATTCTCGTTTATAAAATAAGCAGGTTGAATCTTAAAATGTTTATAATGTTTTCCACCTACTTGTTCTTGTAAAGAATCATAATTGTATTCTTTAAACATGTCTTTATGTGTCATATTTTCTCCTTTTTATTTGTGGTAGATGTTGGTTTAACAGTTAATGAAAACAGGGTATAACGCAACTGAACCAACTTCGCCCGAAGACAGGAAACTACCACATTCCCCAAGGTCACCGCATTACACCCAATCGGTTTAATCATACAATAGGATCTCCTATGGTATAATTATATTCTGATGTTGGTCTCACTAAAAATAATTTTTCTTTTGTTCTAGTCACACCAACGAAAAAAGTTCTATGTTCAGGATCAGCATTTTTTAAGGCTGCATCATAAATAATTTTTTCTAAATCTGTATGTAAAACGACATTGTCACATTCTTCTCCTTTTACTCCATGAATAGTAGATACTTTAATTCTAGGTTCTTTCATTAAATCATCACCTGAATCAATTAAAGCTTTCATATAATTTTTACTTTCTTCTGGAATATGCAATTGCTCCCAGTCTCCCGCTACGCGCAACCCGTGCTCGAGACGCAAAGTATCTAGATCAACATTCTCAACAGTATTTAAAGATTTACCTCCAGAGAAACCATACTCAACATGACCTTTTTTATAGTTTAAAAATTTATATAAATCCTGTGCATCTTCTTTACTAACTAAAGCACCGGCATTTAAACGAATCCAAGTTCGATAAGCATTCAATAATTCTTTTGATAAAAGGTTTTGTATCTTACTTGTAAATCTAATTGTTTGTCTTGTTAAATGTTCAGCAATAGGTTTAAGTTTCTCATTAGTTCTAGCTAAAATCATCCATTGACCGGTAGTAAAATCTAAATCTTCTAAGCTGACATTGTTCTCAATTTCACCTTCAGCATCTCTTGGTTCCCATTTCTTATCTAAACGCTCTGTCATGTGAGGAAAAATAGATTCTGCTAGTTGGTGTATTTTTCTTGGAACTCGTCTTGATTTAATTTGCGGATCAAAAGTTCCTTTCAAATTAATAAATATTTCAGGATTAGCACCTTGAAAATTATAAATGGTTTGATCATCGTCCCCTGCAATGTATGATCTTTTACATTGTTCTTCGATGTAAAAAAACATATCCCATTGCAAAGGACTTAGATCTTGAGCTTCATCGAGAAAGACAACGTCGAGTGGAGGACATTTATCTTTCTCAACAAACTTGGTAATCATATCAGAAAATTCAAACATATTTTCTTGTTCTTTGTATGCTTTTAAATCTTCTGCTAATTGTTCGGTAAACCATATATCAACACTATATTGTAGACCTAGTTCAATGGCTGCATCGTTTAACGTTAGTTTTTTTGAACGAGCATATTCAATTATCTTCATATGATGATTTTTATATTGCGGTATACCAGTTTCAGTAACATAACTTTCAAAAGATAAATGCTGACAAATAACAGAAAAATTTTTAAACGTTTTCCATTTACTACCTTTAAGTAATTGTGAATTAGTATCAATACTTAAACTACGAGCACCTAACGAATGCATAGTACCCGCAAAAATTTTATCATTATTTATTCTTCGCTTGGCCTCTTCTGCAGCTGCTTTACTAAAAGATATAAAAGCAATTTTAATAGGGTCGGTTTTATATTCATTTAATTCTTTATCTAAATAATGAATAAGTCTATGGGTTTTGCCTGTTCCTGGTGGACCGGGTATAATTATTCTTTCACTCATGCAAAATCTGGTTTCTTAAGTTTGGTTGTACGAACATTTGGTTTATCTAATTTCATTGTTTTTATTTCAGTTACTCGTTGTTCTTTTTTATTAATTCTTAATTTAGGAAAAACAGCATCAAAAGAAGTTTCTAATAAACGAATGGTTTTGTGTTTACTTAAATTCCATTTCTTTCTTTGTAAAAAGTCCCAGAAATCTTTTGCTTTAAAATAACTTTTACCTTCTTCAGTAAAAGTTAGTCCTCTTAAAATATCTTCTTTTTCTTTACCTGTTGATTTAGTTATAAATTCAGCTAGCAATTCTTTTAATTGAACATCTATTTTAGTAGACTCTGGCGCTGGAATTGGAATCATTTCTTTAAATAATTTTTGTAACATCTTGATCCAGATGTTTCGACCTACAGTCGCAATAGGTTGATTGATTTGTTCAGCGCAGGCTACAGAAAATTTAAAAGGATCTAATAAAGTATTGATGTCAACTTCAACAGTATCTTCACCAATTAATACATAATAAATAGGTGGATCCGATTCATATTTTTTTAATTCTTTTATTTCAGGACCTGGACCACCATCACCTACACCAAACTCTTGAAAAACACATTTTGTCGAATTACAAAAAGATGCGATGGGTTCATCTTTACATTTGTAATTATAATCTTTTTTATCAATTGATTTAATTAAAATATCAATTTCTTTTTTATCTAATGGAGGTAGGCAATATTTTTTATTGTATTCAAATATTTCTGTTTGCCAACTTTCAGGAAATCTTTTTTTCAAATAAACACCAAAATTATACATAGCATTATTTCTTTGACCATTGGGAATACCTTCATTTGCTAAAGAGATTAAACAAGGTGGAGCACCTTTTAATAAGTCATCTTTCTTTTCTTCTTTTTTTATAATTAAACTTAAAACTTGTTCTTCAGTTTGTTTTTTCTTTTCATAGAAACTAAAAAAACCATGTAGTGTTAGAGCTTCGCCATTATCATTAAAAGCATAACGCATAGTATTTTTACAATTATGGTAAGGTAAATTTAAAAAACTACCGGTATCACCTCTATCTGTCCGTAAAATATTTTGTTTTGGAAAAATTTCTGATTTAGCATAGCCTAATACGGAAGCAATTTCTTTTAGTTTATCCCGTAATAAAGAAGCAGGAACAAAATCTTTAGTAAATAAAAAAACGTGGGCGCCTCCTGATTTTGATCGAAAGACAACTAGAGGTAAATTTTTGTCTCTTATTTTTTTAATTAATTGTTGATGATCAAAACCATTGTAAAGATCAATATCAATACAAGACCAACGACATTTACTGTCTTCATTAATTGGAATAATACCTAAAGCAGGTTCTTTACCATCTAAATGAGCTTGCCATAAATGTTTAGCTGGTTTTTCTTTAAAGATAAACGATTTTGTTTTGTGTTTACCTCGGGCATCAAATTCATTAGTTTTTTTAGTGACACCATAGGCAGTGCTTAAACCACTAAATATCTCTTTAAATCTTTCTAGATCGTCCATTTCCACTCGCTTATATTATAATCGGGGCGGCTTTAAGACCGCCCCAGGATATGATTATTTATTTAAACTTTGATTAAAGTCTTTAGCTCTTGCGTAGACTTTACTGTCTTTAACAGGACCAATTAGTTTAACATTAAATCCATACCACTGATTACCTTTTCCAGAATTTAAAACTGTACTTAGGTTATACATATAAGCGTACATCGCAGGTTGGAAAGTACCTTTTGCATCTGTCATCACTTGTGACATTTGCAAAGAAGTCCATTTCTTACTAACTTTACCTTGAGATGAACTCATATTGATAAGTGCTGGATCAACAGAACCATCAGCATTAACGATTAATACGTAATGTTGATTAACTGTTAAGATATAATTACCGTTTGGTAATCTATCTTTAGCACCATCTTTTGTGGTTTTAGACAAAATATCAGAAGTGTCTGGATAAATTTGTTCTGGTTTACCTGAACCAGTACCAAACTCAGCCCACTCTTGATACTCCAACTTATAGTGGCATGGGATCACATTAATCCCTTTGTCCCCGTCATAAAGTTTTTTAGTGACGGTATTTAAAAACATTCCAGGTTCTGCACCTTGAACGTAATTTTCATTACGTTTTTGTGATTCCTTAGAACTGTTTTGTAACAATTTTAAAATAGGTAGAGCAAGACTTTCCTGCTTTACATTTTCAAAACCACTACCTGTATCATCTCTATATAGAATAGAGGACGGTAGATTTTCTTTTTTACTTTGCACTTGTGTGCTCATATTATTCTCCTCGGTTTATTTTTGTACTGTTACCTGCGTAAGTATTAAAAAGATCAGAGGGCATCTCTTGTCCAGATTCAAGACGCTCCCTGACCAATGCTTTGAGTGTCATCGGATTTACACCAACTTTCTGGACTGGTTCAAATCCTTGACCTCGGGCAAGGACAGCATATTGTGCTGCCTTGTTATCTTCGCCACGACCAAAGGTAACGGTAATGTCATTTTTAATAACATCACCTAAGCCGTTATTACGAAGCCATGTAAAAGCCTCCTGTTGTTTTTCTTTAGGAATAGATGCACTGTAAAATTTTTTAACTTCTACAGATTCACCATCTTTTAGCTTTAATTTTGTAATATTCATTTCTTCCATCATTTGTGGAATTTCCAATTGTGAAAGTATTCTAACTTGTTCTTTAAGTTTTTTCAAACTTTCTTCAGCATTAGAAACTTCATCTTCCAATGATTTTAATTTAATCACTTTATCAGAAAGTGTTTTAGCATCATTAGCGCCTTTTATCATTTCTTGTTTGTCTTCTCTATAATTAATCGTCATATATTTCTCCTGTATATTTTCTTTCTAATATAATCCTTTATTTTAAGGTTGTCAAGGTGATGAATCCATTTTTTGATATAAATTAATTTCAACTGGATAATATCTTCTTTCTTGTTTGTCCCATTTTAACAAATTATATTTGCCATTAGTTATATCAGAAACAATAGAGCACGCAACACCAATTATGGCAGGATCGCCTGTAAGTAGTAAATAATCTTTTGGTGTATAATTTTTTAATAAGGTTCTTAATTTATAAATTAGGGGACCAGGACTCAAAATGATCTGTGCATTTTCAGGTAGTAAAACTTTTAATTGTCCAAATTGGGTCGCACCAATAATATTTATTTTAGGTCGACCTTCTCTCGAACCCGGTATGTCTTGAATTACATAGACCATAGGTTTTGGATCTTTATTATTTATGCTTTCTTGCATTGACATTATATACAATAAAATATATATCTAAGCAATAGAAAGCAATACAAACTATGAACTATAAATTTAAAACTAAACCTTTTGCGCACCAATATAAAGCGCTTGAAAAATCTTGGGATAAAGAAGTATTTGCCTACTTTATGGAAATGGGTACAGGTAAATCAAAGGTTCTTATTGATAATATTGCCATGTTATACAATGCTGGTAGAATTAATGGGGCTTTAATTATTGCACCTAAAGGTGTGTATAAAAACTGGTTTGATTCAGAAATACCTACTCATTTACCTGACTATGTTGAAAGGAAAATAGGTTTATGGAAAACTGATCCTAATGCTAAAGATCTAAAACCTTTGTTCCAACGAGGAAATGATCTACATATTTTAATTATGAATGTGGAAGCCTTTTCAACTAAAAAAGGTTTATTGTTTGCACATAAATTTTTAAGTTGTCACACGAATTTAATTGGTGTGGACGAATCAACGACTATTAAAAATCCTGCTGCTAAAAGAACTAAAAATATTTTAGCCTTAGCTCAGTATTCAAAATATAGAAGAATATTAACTGGTTCACCTGTAACTAAATCGCCTTTAGATTTATATTCACAATGTGAATTTTTAGATGGATCATTATTAGATCATCCTTCTTATTATAGTTTTAGAGCAAGATATGCTTGGATGAGATCCATTAATGTATCCGGTCGACAAGTTAATATAGTAACAGGTTATAGAAATTTACCTGAACTTTCAGAAAAAATAACTAAATTTTCCGATAGAGTTTTAAAAGATGATTGTTTAGATTTACCTAAAAAAACTTTTTCTAAAAGAATTATAGAATTATCTGATGACCAAAAAAGAGTTTATAAACAAATGAAACAAGAAGCGATCGCTTTTTTAAATGGTAAAATGGTTTCATCAGCTACCGTTATTACGCAATTGATGCGATTACATCAAATCACTTGTGGTCATTTCACTGCTAATGATGGCACAACTCAAGAATTAAAAAATAACAGAATCAATCAACTTATGGAAATACTAGATGAAGTTGAAGGTAAAGCAGTTATTTGGGCTCATTATCGTTATGACATTAAAAAAATTGTTGAAGCCATAGCAAAAGAATATGGCGAAAATTCAGTAGTTACTTATTATGGTGACACCACTACTGATGATCGACAAAAAGCAATTAAAAAAATTCAAGACAAAGATTCTCCTGTTAGATTTATTGTTGGTACACCACAAACAGGTGGTTATGGAATTACTTTAACAGGCGCATCTACAATGATTTATTATTCAAATGGTTATGATTTAGAAAAACGTCAACAGTCTGAAGCAAGGATTGATCGTATTGGTCAGGAAAAACCTATGACTTATATTGATATTATTGCTGAAGGGACTGTCGATGATAAAATCGTCCAATCCCTTCGAAAGAAAGTTAACATCGCCACAGAAATTATGGGCGAAGAACTTAAAGCGTGGATATAATTATTTGATTTCTATATCTTGAGCTTTGATTTCTTCTGGTTCATTAACACCAAGTTTGATTGTTAGAACACCATCTTCCATTTTAGCATCATTAACAACTGCTTTATCATTGATTGCAAATTGTTTGAAAAATTTTCTAAATGCTAAACCTTTTTCTAGGTATTCTTTTTCTGTATCATTAACTTGACCAGAGATTGTTAATACGCCATCTTTGTATTGAACTTTAACATTCTTCTTATTGAAGCCTGCAAGTCCTAACTCAATGCCATATTCACCTTTGCCATACTTCACAACATTGTGAAAAGGAAAAGATTGAGTCGCTGAACCCATTGCCATATTGCTGAACATGTTATCAAACACATCACCAAACAATTTGTCTGAATGATTCCAAACGTCTTTATTGAACTTATTGATTAAATCTAGTGCTGTCATATTATCCTCCTTATATTAAGCAAGTTTAATAGGCCAACTTATGTTGCGCCTGCAACATATATAATTATTTAAAATAACTTGTCAAGTAGGCTCATAATAACGAAAGCAGCCGTACCAATTAATATTCTTTCTATTCTAACTATCTGTGCTTTTAATTCTTTAATTTGATCAAACGTTTGTTTTTGCATTATCCTGCAAAGTTTTTCATGAGCTTCTATTTTTTGTAGTGCAGATTTTTTAGGCATTAAAAACTCCCTGAAAATGAAGTTGGATCTGCAGAGTATTCAGACATACTAGCTGCTCCATCATAAGAACCACTAGGTCCACTGTCACCATATCCAAAATCATCATAGACTGATTTCATGTTTATAACTGCTGGTAAACCTTGTTCAACATTTGCAGATGCTCTTGAACCAAACATTCGATTTAAACCAGAAGGTAAAATACCTCTATCCGCTAATCGAGGTAAAGCAGTTGCCATAGTAAAAAAAGGATTGCCTGTTAAAAAACCTGCTGCCATAATACCTCTATTGCTTAAAGGTTCTTGACCAACAGCTAATCTAGCGTCTTGTGGTGTAAAAATATTAGCAGAATTATCTCCACCTTCTTGAAGTCTTCTTAAATATTCTAAATATTCTTCTAATGTCATTATACGAGTCCTCTTTGTCTACGTCGGATTAATTTTTCTTCGTCTGATAATAACGCTTCTTCAGTTGGTGTCAAGCCAGATGGAGTTATACCTTGTGCTAATGCTTGTCCCTGACCTAATATATTTTGTCCTTGCGTAATAACATCAGGACTTGGTGTAAGTTGTGATGTTTGCGGAGCAGGTAAACTAATATCTTCAAGCAAATAATCTTCTAGTTTTAAATCAAAATTACTACCTAAATCTAGTTGTCTTAAATCGTTTCTAATCAATCTTAAAATAGGCGCTGCTTCTTTATAAGGATTAAGTTCACCTAGATTAGCTGCTATTTCTCTAAACCTATCTTGAATATCTTGTGAAGGGAAATAAGGATCAAATCTACCTCGCCTTAATTGATTAAAAGTTTTTGCACTAATTTGTCTATCATCAAATTCTCTTTTTAATAAAGATGGATTAACACCTAAAACACCAGCTGCATTAATATTTTTATACATTTCTTTTTGAACATTAAATCTAGCTGCGTTAGATAGTAAATATCTTTCAATAATTTCATTAGGAGTTACTCGACCTCCTCTTAATAAACCAAAATAACCACCAGTAAATTCTCTTCGGGCATTTCGAATACCTGTTTGATATTCTGCAATTTTAAAACCCATTGATTCTAGTGGATTAACTTTAATTGGTCGTAAACCCATAAAGCCCGCAAGTTCAGGTCCTATATCTAATTCTTCTCCTCGTTTAGTAGGTATACCGAATGCAGCTTGACCTAGTCTTTGAAATTGTTTGTAAGAAGGCGCTAGAGCTTCCCCTAAATGTAAAAATCTAATAGCTAATTTATCACCGGCAGAAGTTTGATCTGTGTAAAGTCTTCTTCCTTCTGGAGTTATTCCTCCTCTAACAGTTAAATCTGTAATAGCTTCTGTCCAGATAGATTCAGATATAAATGGATTCATTATTTCTGCACTAGCTTCATTAACACCACTAACAAAACCTGAAAGTAAAGTATCACCGTCTTGTTGTCCCTCTAAGATATTATTTATAAGTGTTCTATAAGGTCGACTAATAACATCATAAGCATTACTATGACTGAAATCTATGTATCTTAATTCACCATCATCATCTCTAATTGGAATAAGAGTAGAATTTTTTGACCATTCAGGAACAAATTGTCGTAAAGCATCTATTTCTTCTTCGGTTACATCATACAATGCTTTCGCACCTTCAGTCACAGCAACAGGAACTCCTGTAACCGTTACTGCCATTCCAGATATTCTTTTAAAACCAGTACCGTAAGTACCTCTTGCAATAGCATCATTTTTTACAAAACCTTTACCTATCTCAAAAACAACAGGTGTTATATTACTGCCTCTTGTGGGTCTTGAATGTTTTAATTCTTTAATACCTTGTTCAGCAATGTTTGTTGTAGTTCTTAACATCTCTGAAGGAAAAGACATGAAATTACCAATTGGTAATAATCTAGAAGTTTTAACAGCTGAACCTACGTAAGCGTAATTAGGAACAGTATTTTTAACAATAGTTGCTGCTTCTTCTTTTAAAGCTCTTTGTTCAACTTCACCTAAACCCTCCAAGAATTCATCCACTGACTTTCCTGCTTGTTTAGCTCGTGCTTTATGTATTCGATTTAATTCAACAACATAGTTAGTTATTTTCCAAGTGTCATCTTCTGCCACATATTTACCTTGAAAGAATTGACCTAATTTTTTTAATCTAGCCATCATAGGTCGTAAAATAGCATCGGTATTATTTAATTGTTCTCCAAATCGAACATCTCTTAATAAAGCTTTTAAATCTCCAATTTGAACTTGTGAGTTAACGACACCTAATTCAACTAATTCGTTATAAATTTTTTGTGCTTGAGGACTATTGTCACCTAGTTTTAATAAACCTGAAACATCAATTCCTTGTTGAAACGCTTTTGCAAATAATTTTGGGTTTTCAAATAAAACTCCATTGGCTCCAGCAAAAGCACCCGCACTTAAAAAGTTTCGTATGTGAGTTGGAATTGATAAAACTGTTTTTGCTAATTGTGATATTCCTTTTGGAACTAATAATAAATTTCTATAAAACCAACTAACGGCTTTTTCAGCTCCACTAGCTGCTTCTCTTCCTCTAACAAATGCTGATAAACCACTAGCAATATCGTTCGCATTTTTTATACCATCGGCAATTTCTCTAGTTGTCCATTTACCTTGTAAAGGATTGTTAAAATTTTTCATACCAGGTAATAGAGAAATTACATCATCCATTTCTACTAATTCTATACCAGTATCTGCTTGCCTAACTGCTTGTTTAGCAGCTTCTTCATTGGCCCAGAAAAATCCTCGGCCACCTTTAGCAATGACATCATCATTTTTAAGAGCAACATCATCTAAATAAGCTAAAGTTCGACTAACAGCTGATAAATTAGTTATGGCATTAAAGATTGAATATCTTGGATCTTGTATTTCACCAAACAATTCTCTAAATACTTTAGAACCTTTTCCAGCTAATTTTTCAAATGATTTAGTTGTTTGACCATCTAAAGTTTTATTAATGTAAGTAAAATCTGGCAACATTCCTGGTTTCTTTTTTCTCTCTACTTGATCTAAAATATCATCAACTATAGATCTTGCTTGTTCAACATACTCGGTACTATCCTGATCAAAAGGTGTTTTTCTTGTTTTATCGTTTTTAGCAATATATCGTCTAAATAAATTAACGGCTTTAGTATAAGCTTCATCCGTTGGCTTATAACTTCTGAACAAATTAAATAAACCACTTTTATGTTCATAAATTTTATAGGTTGTGCCTACCCAAGATTGAATTCTTTCTTTTAAAATTTCCTGTAAATCTTTAGTGCTTTTTTTAACATTGACACCTAGTTTTAAATTTCTATCTAAGACATCAACTAAACCAGTCATTTCTAATCTTGCTTCGTTTAGACTAGTTACAATATTTTGTTGTTCAACTTCAGTCATGTTTTTTGCTTTCATGTCATCAACAATTTCATCTATTTGTTTACCTGATATACCTTTTCTTAAATCACCACCAAACAAAGCATCATTTAATTTTTTAAGAAATTGTTCTCTTTCACTTCTAACAGATTTATCAAAAACACTTTGAATGTCTGGAAACATTTTATCCGTTATTTTAGTTATTTGATTAACGATTTGTTTAGCTCGATTTATATCTTTAGATTTTAGACCTTGTTTTCTCATCTCAGATAAAAAAACTTCTTGTGGTAAATCTCCTCTTGGTCTAAAAGGTGCACCTACATATCTATCAATCCATCGATAAAATTTATTATCACTATAAGCAAGTTCCGCGCCTCGCGTTGCGAGTGCCTTTGCTCCTTTACCAGCGCCAGCAACAAAAGGTGTAATGAATAAAGATTCAGAACCAAACTTAACTCTATTTAAAAGTTTTCTAATAGCATCAGGTCGTCCTTCTAAATATTCATCTCGATCTAAATCAGTTGGTCCACCTAATAGATCACCAAAAGTTCCAATCTCTTCAACGTCAGCAACAAAAGCTTCACCTGCAGCACCACCAAAAACACCGGCAGCAAATTTTTGATAACCGGCTTTTCTATTTAGTTCTTTGGCTCTTCTTGAAGAAGCCATTAAATTTTTTGATTTTAAATTAGCGTAAGTACCAGCTCTTTTAGCTTTTAATGCTTTATCAGCAAGTTTAGTTGCTGCCCTGAAACCGGCAGCGCCTGGTATACCAATGGAAACTAAAGCTTCGGTTAATTTACCAATCGCTCGATCATCAGCAACTTCTTCAAAAGGATTTATTTTATCAAAAAATTTTTCAACTTCAGCAGCTTTATTGCTGTCAAGTCCAAGATCAATTAATTCTGCAGCTAAAGAAACAATACCTTCAGGAACTTTAATTATACCTGAAGCAATACCTGCAGCCGTAGCAGTGTACCAGCTGGTATCATTATTTTCTTCTGCTGGAATTAGAGGTACGAATTCCGCCATTTAGCCTCCTATGCTCCAGTTATATCCGTATATCCTGGAATATCTTTCTCTGCTGGTTTTGGTGGTCTCATATAATAAGAAGGTGTCAATGGTTTTATTTCTTCCTTTTTTTCTTTTGGTTCTGTTGGCTCAGGCAGCTTGACTCCTTCTTCTGGTTTTAATTCAGCCATAGAAACTACTTCAAAACCAAGCACTCCTTCTGGAGATCTTGTTAATTTTTTAATTTGTCCTGTAGTTACATCAAAAAAATATTTATTAACTTTAGACTTATTCAAATCAGCAAATTTTTTAGCTTGTTTTGGATCAGTTAAATCTACATCAATAGTTCCACCTATCTGCGATACACCAACTGTGTCAGCGAGTTTTTCTCTAATACCACCTATTTTTTCATAAGCATAACGATTTCTACCTTTATTCATATCCTTATCATATTCTTCTTCAGCATACTCCATAGCACGTTCTTCACCTAGTTCACCTAATCTTGCTGCTGTTTCTTGTGCGGCAATTTTTTGTCTCGCTGCTAGTTCTTCTCTTAATAATTCTCTTTTACCTTCTTGTTCAATAGCAGCTTGCTCTCCTGCTAGTCTAATGTTTCTTAATGCTTTTTCTTTTTCAGCAACATCAGTTATTAACTGTTCCGTTGGTGCTTTAGCAGCGGCAACTAAAGTACCTACTGTTCCACCAGTTGGTCTTTGTGTTGCGACCGCAGGACCATAAGATAATAAAAATTTAGTTAAAGGATCCATACCTTGATCTGGACCTAAGCCAGCAGCTTTCGTAAGTCTTTCAACATAGTCACCATCAGCATAGTTTCTTCTTTCCACATTGGCCATGATGCCGGTGCCAACAGCACCACCTTTTTTAAACATAGGTCTTTTAAAAATTATACTCATATTATCTAAATGCTCTATATATTCCTGCTAAGGTTGCTCCAGCTCCAATAGCTGATTGTAAAGCGGTTGGTGATGGAGTGATTGTTTGTTGAACTCCAACTCCAGGATAACCAGAAATTAATCCCATAATACCTGTACCATACTGTTGAGCAGTTTGTAATGGTTGAAATGCTTGCTGTTGTGCTAACTGTTGTTGCGCTTGAAGTTGTGCTTGACTTCTTGCTTCTTGCGCTCCACCTAATGTTGTTAACGCACCAATCTGTTGACCTAAAAATTGAGGAGCTGCTTGAGCTAATCCTAATTGTTGAGTAAATTGTCTTTGTGCTAAATCTTGTGCTTGAGTAAATCCTTCTTGTAACATCGATGCTTGTAATGCTGCTCTGTTTCTATCTGCTTCTGATAAATAAACAGCTCTCTGCACACCTTCTCGACCGCCACCATAAGCCCCAGCACCAATTGCTTGGGCTGCTAATGCTGGCAAACCTCTTTGAGTTTGAACATCAAATTCTCTAAGTGTAGCACCAATAACATCTTGCTGATACGGTGACATGTAAGCTTGATAAGCAGTTGGTCCTGTTGCAGCAGCTGCTGCTTGTAAATAAGGTTGATAACCACCTAAACCTGTTGCTAACTGTTCTGCTTGTGTTGTTAATGCACCCGGTCCAGCTACAAATTGTGGTCCATATAATTGTGATACATCTAAACCTTTAAGACCACCAATCGCTGTTTCTAATTGACTTAAATAAGTTTTTGCTGGTGCTTCTAAAAATTCTGGTAATGCTTGTCTTACTGTTTGAATATCAGCCATTATACTTTTCCTCCTTTTTCTAGAGTCTTCATTAACATATACATTTTTTTAGCACCTTTATCAACATTCCCGTCTCCCGCTCCTCGCACCGCGTCGGCTGTAAAAACAAATTCATTGTTAGATAACATTGCTGGAATATCATCTTCTTTTTCTTTAAGACCAATAGGAGGTACAAAGCCACCTTTTTCTCTATAATCTAATTCTTTAACACCTGCTTGATTTTTTCTAACAGGAACATCCATTATCCCACCTTTAGCCGCACTATTTCTTGGTCCATATTTTTGTCTATATAAATAGTCTTCATATTCTCGTCTCATTTCTTCATAAGTTCCTAATTCGTTTCTTTTACTTTTTTCTTTAAAGTATTCTTCTGGAGTCATAATACGACCACCATTGGCCATTAGAGGCATACCTAATGTATTATATAGTTCTAAAAGACCTGATAAACCAAGTTCAGCTTTTAAAAGATCTGGTCCACCTAATTTTTCTACAAGTCTTTCAATAATACTTCTTTTTTTCATACCACCGGCTTCATAGTTAACTCTGCCACCTTCAAATTTTTTAGATCTAACAAAAGCTTCAATAAGTGGATCAAAACCATAATATGGTACATTTCCGCCTGTGATGTCGACATAGTCAGACATTCCAGCACCTTCATCAAAACGGATAAATTTTCCTTCATTATCAATAATACCAGATGCTTTAATATCTTTTTCAATTGCACCACCTATAAAATCTTCTGAATCTCTTACATAATACTTACCAAACTGATCCTTTGGATCAAGAATTCCTTCTTCTGCTAATTCCTCAAGAGCCTTTTTACCTTTTTTAGTTTTTGGTTTTAATACAATATCTAAAGATGCTCCTGAATCGTCTGCATAATCTGCAAATGTTTCTATTTCTACATCGTCAGTTATTTTATCTAAATAGTTTCGACCTTTTCTAACTACGTCTTTACCAAATTTTTTTGCTAAATTTAAAAGTCCACCAATAGGACTTCCAAATTTTAAGTTTACTCTAGTGATACCGCCTCCTGCTCTATATTCTCTAGTGTTTTCTGCAACAAAAGTTTCTACTTCTTGTTCACTTGCATCAGGATTAACTCTTTTATAACTTGATCTTAAATAACCTGCTAAAGCTTCAGGATCTCTTTGTAGTCCTTGAATCTCTTCGTCAGATAAACCTGATTGCGATAATAAACTTAATGCTGCGCCACCAAGACCAACAGCTGCAGTTTTTCCTAAGTCACTTTTAAAAAATTTAGATAAAACACCACCTGATCTTGGATCATATTCTCCCATGGGTGTGCCTTGAAAAAGTTGCCTTGCTTGTAAAACACCTGGTATATTACCAAAACTAAATCCAGACATACCTGCTCTTTGTAAAGGTCCTAAAGCACCACCGCCAAGATAGTATAAACCCGCTGCACCTAAAGCAGCTTTACCTATATCTGATTTAACTACGTCTTTTACACCTTTGAATGCTTTTTTAACTAAACTTCCTAGACCATATTTTTGTCTTGCTATTCCACCTTTATTCATACTGTCTCTAGCTATGTCTTGTAGTAGATCACGTTCATCTTCGGTTAGTTGCTGTAAAGGTCTACCAAAAATATTTAAAGCTATATCATTTAAATCAGCTAGGGGATCTGGCGCTGATGCCATTAATTTTTGTTCACGAGAAAGATCTGGTTCTTGACTAGGTAATCTAGATTCAGGTGTTTTTAAAATTTGATCAATCATTTGTTGTTCCTCAAAAGATAGTTCTTTATAAGGTTTACCTATAATAGCGATTGAATATTTATCTCGCAGGGATAAAGGACCTGCGGGTCCACCAACATAATTCGATGCCATTTGTGGATTAATATTACCTTCATATTTAATGGATGGAGCACCAGCATCTAAAGAGGCAATCCCTTTACCGCCTGCATAATATAGTTGTCTGTACATTTGTCCTCTTGATATTGTCATAATTTAATTAAATAAGGCAGGCGTAGAATCCTGAATTTTACTACTTTATTTGATTTTTTTAACTTCGTCAATGGTTTTAGTAGGTTGCTCAAAATCAATATAATCCATTAATTTACCTCTAAACTGATACTCACCAACGTGACTAATATCATCTGCGATATAAGCATAGGATTTACCACCCATTTCTGACCATAATTTGCAAAAACCAAAGTCTTCGCCAAAGTATTTTTTAGTAGTTGGTTCATGAATTGTATCAAAAAAATTATACATAAAGGGATGTTCTTTAGCAATACCATTAACAATAGTAGGTTGATTAATCTTTAATTCAGGATAATGTTTTATCATTTTTTCAAATACATCTCGTTTAAATAAAGTACAACCAGTAGGGACATGACTTAATTCCATAAGCCCTGGTTTATCAAAAGTAATATGAGTACCCGTATGGTTCTCTGCTTTGATAGGATAGATATAACCAGCGCGCATTAAATCATCTTTGCTTTTAATTTTACCTTCTTGTATTTTTTTCCAAATAGTATCCCAATTAATATGTTTCATGGGATAAGGACAAGCAATAACATCTTTGTCAAATTGCAGCATTTTCCAAATTGTTTCAAAATCAAAATCAATATCAGAGTCAATGAACAATAAATGAGTGTATTTAATATCTTCTGCTGCTAACATATTAGCCACACATAGGTTTCGACCCTGTGTTACTAAGGATGATTTTAATAAAGAAAAACTACAGATAATATTATTCCGCATACATTGTTGTTGAAATTTAAGTAAGGCTTGAGCATAGTGAATTGAAACTTCACTATGAACAGGTGTAGCAACCCATATTTTATACAATGCTTTACTAACATCAATTTTAATTGATTGATTTTTATTGAACCAAATAGGCTTAATGTTTTCTTGCATTTAATGCTCCTTGTAAAAACTTATTCCAGTTCCCCGCTACTCGTTTCCAATTATAAAAATGATTAATATATTGTACCTGTGATTTAAGATGTTGTTTAACACCTTCATTATGAATATGTGTTGATGCTTGATCAATAACGTCAGCGAAGGTTTGGGCTAAACGACGATAGTTATTATCATAAGGTACATAGACACCATATTCAGCGCAAGTTTCATACAGAGCGCCATAATTGGTAACAATCGTATAAAGACCTGCGGCCATAGATTCTAAAGCCGAAATACAAAATGTTTCTTCCCAAATCGATGGATAAACAAACATGTCATAGTCTTTTAAATGTTCTTTAATGTATTCATTAGGTTTGTAACCAATGTAATTAACATTCGGTAATTCTTTTGCTTGAGCATATAAGGGTTCAAAGGTTTTATCGTTTGCGGCTTTAAAGGCATCACCATAAACTTGTGTTGATGAATAAACATCTAAAACAACGTCTGTTTTAACTAGTTGCATAGCTCCTAATAAAACAGCTAAACCTCGCCAAGGTGTTGGTTGATGAATAATTCTAATTTGTTTATTTGGTTTATCAATATTACGCGGGGTAATATTATCAATACCATTTTTAATAACTAAACAACGACCGGTTGGTAGATCATAAACTTTTCTAAAGTTTTCATAATTCCAATGTGAATTAAAAACATACCAATCATATTTATGATGGTTATTTTTATCCTTAAACCAAGGCATTAAATTTTGTTGATCATAAGAATTTTTTTGCCATAAGATATTTAACTTGGTTGGATGTAAAGGTATTTTTTCAGGTACAGAAGTTGTAATCTGAACCTGATCTAATAATTTATTATCTACATATTTATATAGATATTCTAATTGTAACTCGGTACCACCTCGTGGATTCATTTCTTTTTCATTGCTGCACTTAGAACTTCTAAACCTTTCGGATCAATGGTCACTGTTAAATCTTGAGCTAAATCTTCTAAAGCATGTTGCTGTAGAAACTCTTCTTTAGTTGCATAAGTTTTACCAGTAGACTTACTTCTAAATGTTTCTTTCGTTTTAGTTTTTACTTTTATTATACTATCCATTCTGATCTTCTCTACTTATTTCCAGTATCGATATTGTTGCAGTTATACCAGATGTAGTTGAAGATTCAATAGCTAGTACGTCGCTTTCTTCAAGAATAATAGGTCCTTTAGCCACATTACAAATGGTTGGACCACTAACAGAAGCATAGGCAACTAAATAACTAGTAGTCGCTGAACTATCTGTAATATGTGTCTTAACAATTTTACTACCAGATTCATTAGTTAATTGTACATTTTGAATAATAGCATTGGAATTAGATGGACACGTATAAACAGTTACCGCGTTAGTGGTATTAGGGTCATAGAATGCGTTTTTATAAAAATTAGCCATTAGTTTTGTGTATATAATATGTTTAGAGAAGCAGATACATTAAAACTCACAGCAGCAGAACTAGATTCAGCTCTAAACTCTATATCTGTTTTCTCGGTTAATTTAAGTGGAAAACTATAATCTTGTAAATGATTTCCACTATTTATAGTTATGACTTCTTTTGTATTAAAGACTCCACCAAAAGGTCTTGCAACTAAAAAAGTTGTTAGGATAGCAGGAGTCGCTGATGCTGTACCTGTTGAAATATTTGTTTGATAAACATATGCAGTGTAACCCGCAGGTACTGTCCAAAAACATTGTAATGTTTGATTACTACCATCTCCATTAATTATTGTATAAATATTTGCAGGTACTCCTGCTGTAACAGTTCCTGTGCCTACATAAATATTTCCAGCATTTGCTCCACCTGATCCTGCTGTTAGAACTATGGCTCTGTTCATTCTAATATAGGTATTAACGGTAGTAACTGCTGTTTGACCATTTAAAGTTATAGTTTCACTAGCTTCATTATAACTTGCATCTAATCCAAAAATTTCAACAGTTCTTGCGCCTGTTCCAGCAGAGGTATCATTTACATTCGAACTTGATACTGTCATAGTTGATGCACTTGGTGGATAAGAGTAAAGTCCTCCTTGTTGCCAAATAGTTTCTACACTATTTCCAACACTAGCATTTGTTCCAAATTTATAAATTTGTTTATAGCTAGGAGATAAAGCTCCACTAGAAACATCAAGATCAAAAGGACTTTGAAAGTTTACATTATTACAAGACATTAACAACCCATCCTTATATTAAACCAAGTAAATCTTTGTAATTCTTGTTTAAGTTCATCTTGAAAAGAAAAGTTTAATTGTAATTTTTGTGAATCTAAGGCCTCAATTAGTTGAGCATGAGCATTGGTACCAGGACGCTCTAAAACACTAGGTTCTGGGAAAGTAACATTAATTTTTGCCATTATCTTCTACCACCTGCTTGAATATCTAGTCTTAAAGTACCATAACGCCAGTTTTCATTAACTGCATCATTTTCAATTTTTAAACTTACTAATCGACCTCTGACTCTCGTACTAACAAAATTAGTCGTAGTATTAACAGTAAAAGGACCGGTAATCAATGGACCATTACTATCACTTTGCTCGGTTTGAGCAGGATAATTTCTAAAGAATAAAGTTACTTTAGCATTACCGGCTAAGTTTTTAAAATCAGGGATAAATCTTGATACACGCATAATATTCTCACCATTACCATTTAAACCTTGTTCAACGGATATATCATAGTCCCCTGATTGAATATAAGCTGGAATCGCTGTAGCATTACCTGCCGCATCAAGTTCATTATCTCCTGTTTCATGAGCATAATAAGTAGTAGCCCCAACAGCATTAGTTATACCATTAACCGTTGGAAACGTTGGCACAGCAGTGGTGTTGTATTTAGTGGCATAGGGTAAACTGTAAGTCTGAGCATCTTGATAAGTTGTTCTAGATAGTGAACCCGTTGTCCAAGTTTGATCAACAAAGTTATAAACAACATTTCGATTAATTTGTTGCGAGCCACTCGCTGCATAGTACCAACCGACTTCATTATAAAGTGAATTATGATAACCATAACAAATTTGATTAGCATCATAGTTAATACCTAAATTATCGCCTTGAGTTGTAAAAACAAAATCTTCAACTAAAGAACTTAATTGTTTAACGGTGCCATCAAACATAAAGAAGCCACCACCAAAACCCATCCAGAAAACTGCACCTTGAGCATAGACCATAGCATGTTGACCTAAACAACCACAGTTACTACCAACTTGTCTAACGGAAAAAGTAAAAGGTGGACCAACGAATTGAATAGTATAAGCCGCTTGATCGGTTAAAACTAAAATATAATCTTTACCTTGCACCGCGCCAATGATTTCATTACCTTGGTCAATTCTAAAAGTACCCGCTGTATTTGTTGCTGTTGGTTGATAAGTATTAAAATCTTCTTGATTTGAAAAACGAATAAACATGGGATCTTGTGTTGAAGAACTACCAATCGTTGTTTCCGTACCTAAATGAAATAAATGTCGATCTCGATCTGATACAATAGTCATAATTGACGCCGTTGGCGCACCGGTCATAACCGTTGCTCGCGTCTCGAGACGCGCAGCGCCTACAGGTGTCCAGGTAAACGTTTTACCATTTTTAATAGTAGCAACTAAAATTTGTCCAAAGTTATCTAGTGACCAAGAAGCTGGAGCTAGGATTACGTTTGAAGTTGAACGTTCTGTTCCCCATTCTTCTTCACCCCAAGCACCTGTACCCCAACCATAAGCAGGAGTTTGAAATGCGGGACCTGGTGTAACATAACGATTAATTGTTGCACTTCCTTGAGCTGTCATACCTGTGCCTGTTTCAGTTGAAGGCATGGTAATAGTAAAAGTTGAAGCAGTCGGAACTGAGATAACTTCAAAAGCATTTGTTTCAAAATCAGCAGTCGTATAACCAGTGACTCCACCTCCAGGTAAAGTAACGGAACCTGATTTAAAAATAAATAAATCACCAATAGAGACATTGTGTGCAGTTAGATTAACGGTAACGGTAGCAGAACCATTTGTTGAGGTAAAGGTTGCTCCGGTTTGATCAGCTTCAATAGGAGTAATATCATAAAAAGCACTTTCGTAATAAATGATTAAAAGTTTAGAAGTACCAATGGCAGCATATTTTCTACCTTCTAAATCAGTCCATGAATGCTGCTCTCGCGCTGGACCGACTAAAGTTGTTGAAACGAGTTGCTGCCAACCACCTATCTTCTCAGGTTGACCATACCTAAATCTAACATTATCTCCATCAATCCATTGACCTTCAGCACCTGAAGCGGTTTCTTGTTTATTGAATCCTGGTCTAAATTGTATCTTCTGTAATGGCATAGGCGCCTATTATACATAGATTAAATTAGAAATAAACTTTATTTTTAATATTTTAAAACCCCATCACCTGATCCCAAAGAACCTTTTGGTAAAATATTGAAAGCCATAGAATATCTATTTTTATTAGAATGATTATAACCAATTCTATGTCTAAGATTTGATGGAAATATAATTAAATCACCTTTTTTTACAGATTGAGACCAGAGTTGAGAATTCAAAGGATTATATCTTTTTACAGGAGGTTCAAAACTTGTATCTAAATAATTTGATGAAAAATTTATATAAAATTCATCTTTAATAGTACCATGCGGGTAATAACAAGCACTTAACCAAAAATTGTTATGTACATGAAAAGCGGATGTAGTATTTGGTGGTGAATAAGTTGCCCAACCGTTTACAATTCTATGTTTTATATTTAATTCAAAAAAATTATCAATACTATCTTGAACGTGTTTAGAGACTTCTTTTAATATTTTTTTTCCTGATGGTATAGTTTTTAATATATTCATAGGATCACTTATATATGTTTTATAAACAGGGTAGTTATCTGCAAGTTTATATTTTAAGTCTTTTAATTCTTCTAATATTAAATCATGATTTAAATCAATATCTTCTACATATGCATAACCTTTAGCAAATATTAATTGTCCTGTTTTTTTCATTTTAATTTGTCAAAATCAAATACTATAGAATATCTATAATCATCTATGCCTTTAAACAAATGACTTGGAAGATTACTTATAGAGTGTTTAATTTTACCATTAAAGACTAATAAAGAATTTTCAATAGCAGGAATAATTATTTGTTCATTAGTTAAAATTGTTCCATAGTGTGGATATTTACTTTTTAAATAATAAACACAAGTTAAAAAAGATTTATGAGAATGAACACCATAATTATTAACAGAAGTTGATATATTAGCCCAAGATTTAAATAAAA